ACTTCTGTCGTGCAAAGCCGTAAGAGAACTCACCAATTTTTGAGGATTTGCTGATCGATACGCCTTCAGCAACTCTCTGGACTGCACTAGCTGCTTTTGTTCTTGTGCGAGCAGTCGCTTTAATTTCCTCAGATGCAAAATACGCCAAAGCAGCAGATTGCGTTCTTGCTTCTTCAGTAGCCTGCTCATCCATAAGTTTGAACGCTTTGAGGACATCCCGGAGATCGGACTTGTTATAGGCGATTGTTTCATTTGCCATTCCGTCTCTCCAATATCTCTACTGCGGTCATTATGTCGTCTGCATCAACCCATTCACTCATTGGTATTTGTGTGGCGATTGCCAACTCAACCAATAACCTGCTTAGGCTTCCTTCTCTATGGCTTTTGGGCTATCACCACCAGCTGCGACTTTACATTCTTCAACTATGTCGATCCAAGCCTCAAAAGGTCTAACTGGCTTATCGGATGTGCGTTTTAATGCACTGTGAGATAAAAACAACATATCCCACATTCCTACATAACCTTCATCTCCCCATTTGGTTATGGACTTGCCTGTTTCCTTTTCCCATCTTGCGAACTCAGGAGGTTGGGCAACTACTGTCGCTTCTTCTCCTGAGTTATATTTAATTGTTAGTGCTAGTTTCATTTGTTTGCTCCCGTTTTATTTTTTAACTAAATGACTCTGCTGGCACTCCAATAACTTGGAATGATAAAGATACAGTTTGTGCATCTGGAGCAGTTCCACCAGCTGAAGGCCACATTGGCAATACTTGGAAAGTAAAGACTGCGCCTGAAGTAGCTGTAAAAACTGTGCTGATTCCTGTATCTGGTGCTGACTCTGCAACGCCCCATAGAATCTCACATAGAGATCCAGTTGCGCCCCAGTCGGCTAACATTTCAACATCAAATGTGAAGTTGTTATCAGTTACTTTAAAGACTTTTCCGTCTAGTGTCTGATAGGTCTGACGATCCATTTCGCCAGTAAGTGTTGCGCTTGTAGCTTGTGCATCGAAATTGTTACCGCCGATTGTGAAGGTAACATCCCGACCTGTTATAACGGTGGTAGGCATTTTCGCTCCTTATGTTGTTTGTTGATAATAGGTTGATACTGTTATATCAGAGATCAATAAATTTGATGCTCCGACTTGTGTAACTGTTGGTCTATCGACCGATCCGACAACATATCCGTTAGGAATAACTGCCAGAATGCTCATAATAAGTTGCTCTAAATTATCCAAAGATGCAGGATTGCTGTTATAGGCAACTGCTGCTGTGATTGTCATATTTACACGACAGCGAATTACTGACTTGCCAATTGTTTCAATTTCAAGGTATGGCGATTGTGGAACGCACACAACAGCTGGCGGAATAACTGTTTCTGGCACAAAAGCATAAACATTTCCTGCAACACCGGCTAAAGCTGTGGCAAGTGGTTGTCTAACAGCTGAAAGAATTGTTGATGCTGGCATTTATTGAGCCATGCTTTCAACATCCATGTATGAACCAAGCAAACCAACGCATTTATTGAATAATGATCGACCCATTCTAAATGGTGTAGCTGTAAAATCTACTCCTTCGATTTGTCCTCCACCGGCAAGTCTTGCTTGGAAAACTTCGACTGAAACTGTATAGACGGCTGACTGAACAGCTGCGTTTCCAACATAAGTTGATGCGCTAGAAAGGGTAGCAACTCCGGATGGGATGACATTAGCTTCGAGTATATCGGCGTTAGTGATCGATGCTGAAAAGGTATATTGTCCAAGATTGTCTGCCAATACTGTTCTTGTTCCGTTGTAAGGCGATCCGCATCCTGTGATGACGACTGATTGTCCTTCGGTAAATTCATGAATTCCTAGTGTAGTAAATGTAGCGACATTATCGGTTAATGAAGTAGCCTGAATTGGGCTCTTGAATGAAACTAACATTGGCAGAATAACTGACTCTGCGGTGTCAATGATTTGATCTAAGTATGCGTCGTTGTATAAAGCAGACGACACACCAAGCACGCTTCTCAACTGTGTGGCTGTAATTATGCTTGGCATGTCATCTCCTTACTCCCTTAATGGATGCCTAGGATCGGGAGCAACCCTAGGCACTCAGTTAATTGTTATTACGCGTTATCGTTTGAAGTGTAGCCACCAGGTAGTTTAGGTGCTACAGCTGCATAACCATAGTATCCAACTTGGATTTGACCAGTTGAAATTAGGTTAGTTTGTAGTGATAGGCGTGGGCTCTCATAGAATGTTAAAGCATCTGGATTGATTACATAGATTGATCCATCGCCTGTTCCTGAAAGTGAGCGAGAAACATACAGATCAAGACCTGCAACATTTCCGCGAGTTGATGATGGAGAAAGTGCTCCACCAGCATTCATTGGATTTGCAGCAATGTAGATTGGGCGACCTGAATCGTTTAGACCCATGATCTCAGCCCATACATCTGGTGATACAGCAACATTTCTAGCAAATCCTAGAGATCCTGTATAAACATTCTTTGCAGCGTTAGCAAAAAATGCTAGGTAGTTAGCAGCAGTTGCGCCAGCCTTAGCTGTTGCAGCAGTTGCAGTTGCTGATGCACGGGATACTGCATAAGCATCAGTTGCCTTTGCATAAGCGAATTCCATCTGACGAACCAACTCAGTAAAGAACAATGGTGAGCTGCGATCGATCAACTCAAGGCTGATTGTCTGTTGTCCAGCAAACTTCTTAACATCTACTGAAATGAAAGCAGTTGCTTGATCAGTTTCTGATGGTGTGCCTTCCTCAGCTGTTAGTGCAACAGTTGGGGCGGTGTTGATGCGAGGTAGTTCAAAAGTCATTCCTGATGCAGGTAATGTTTCCTTTGATAGCGCATCGATAAATCCACGATCTGCGTTTGATACGCCGTTGATTAAAGTTGTGCTTTGTGGTGTTGGAATAAAGCCAGCGTTGTCAGTTGTGTTGTCTGCGAACGCAACGAATTGACGGCTCTCATCTGATCCTAGTGCTGCACGAATTGAGTGCTCTAGGTATGTTGCCTTTGAATTGATTGGTGAGCGTGGCTTTGTGTAAGCAACTGGTTGAGCTGCTACTACTGCCACAGGCTCAGACTTTGCAGCTTCTACCGCTTCGGTTGCGATAGGAGCATCTGAAGTTATATCAGACACTTTGTCCTCCTGTGTTGTTGTATCCTCAGCGGTTGCTTCGGAATTCTCTGTTGGTGTTTCTGTTGCTGCGACATCGGCAACTCTTGCGCTATCAATTGCAGGATCGGTTACTAAACTAACCTCAATTAACTTAGCTGCACTTATTGACATAACGCCATCTTTGTTTTTCCAATCATCAACCATAACTCCAACGCTAAATCCATCGCGTAGGCCTTCGGCTGCTTCTAATAAAGAATCATCGCCAGCAATTGTTCCAGCAATCTTAAATGTTGCTTCGATACCAGCATCATCAGCTGTAATATCCATTAATTTACCAATTGGTCGTGTGCGGTCATGCTCTAGTAATAATTTAACTGGCTTTGAAAAATCAATTGATCCTTTTTCAAATACTGTTGCTCCAGCAGATGTATTTCCGCGCTCGCCCCAAGTTACAATTGTTCCTGAGATTGTGCGCTTACGGTTATCGGCTGCTGTTAGTGTTACTGGGAAATTAATCTTCATCGGATTAAATCCTCCTCCTCTTGGATTTGCTCAACGCTCATCGCGCCGATTCTGTTTAGTATTTCATAAACTTGCGCACGCTCTAATGCTGAGCCACGCAAAAAGTCATCGATGTCGAAACGCGTTTCTATGCCGTTGGGGCAGAAATCCGCGGCAGATAGGCGTTGCTCAATCGCTGTCAAGATTGGTCGTAATGAAAAGTCAATTAACGCTTTTCTTTCGGCTGTCATGTTTGTAAGTCATTGAAGTAGTTTCAGCAGATACAAATGATGCAGGAATACCGGATGCTCTGCTAATTTCCAAAGCTAAGTATTGACGAGCTTCATTGAGTTGAAGTTTGGCAGGATCAAAACCTAATGCTTGCAATTCAACATCAGCATTTAAGAATGCAGTTGATCTTGTTGATCTTGATACTCTCCATGACTCTAAAAGTCTTGTAATTCTTTCTGGAGTTAAATTTGTGCCATTTGATTTAAGAACCATTTGGTATTGGATCTTTAATTGTATTTAATGGATTAGATGAAGGAATATTAAATCGCGCAGGTCGCACAATTAAAGCTGCTGCAGAATTAGAAAAAGCTGCTGAAATGTATGCTAAAGAG